TCAGCAGAAGAAATGCCGATGTATGAGATGTAGGAAGTCATGAGGCCACCATCCAGGCGGATGCGAGTGCTGTCATAGAGGTCAAACTGTCTGGTGCTGCGCCATTCAATCTTGTGGCTGTTGGAATTTTGGGAGAAGATATCGCTGACTCGTTCATCCATATCCGCTTCGTCCTCCAGCGCCACCACCTGCCATTGGCCTTCTGCTCTGCGGATGGGGATCTGGTTGGTGATGTTATTGTTTTCGTCCAGATAATAGTCAACACCCACACCGAACTGATAAGCTGTGACCTTCGCCACAGAGGATCGGCTGTAGGATCTGGACACCAGCTGCGACTGGCCATCGTCAAACACGATGTTGTGGGTAGGCCGTGTGCGTTTATAAATCTGAATCAACAGCATATCCTGGGAGACCAGAAACTGCACCTGCACATCCCGAAGTCGATTGACCTTTCGCATATAGGTCTTGAGGCTGTAAAGGCCATCTGTAACTGTGGGGCCAAGGAATTCTGTTACATCGGTGTTGCTGATCTGCAAATATGGCATGGCATAAGCATCGTCCCCAACGGCCTTATAATGGTTTTCCAACTCTTGTGCCAGGTAATTGCCGATAGAAAGCGTACTCTCGGAATAAGGCAAGAGACGATCAAAAGCAGACCGCACATCCACAACAGATACCACGGTCTGCTGTTCTTCCGGGGAAACCTGGTCGATGAGCCAGATGTGGCCGTCCATGATAAGGAAGTCGCCCTCGTTGCCCCGGCTGACAGCGGTACCACAAAGGGTGATGGTACCAACATCATCTTCAATGGAGGCAAGAGGGACTTCCCAGGAAACTGCCTCTGCCGCAGCAACGGTTTTGAAATTCTTTCTGCTTTTCACAAAGGCAATCATAATTACACGCTCCGATAGTAGTAATAGACCCGGATGGAAGCACTGCCTTCAATGGCTTCATCTGCCGAAAGGAATAACGTGCAATTCTCCTCTATGGGAATCCGGGGAAAAGGCTCATAAGCAAGATCCAGATACTGTACAGCATCAGTGACCTTGCCGGCTGAATTGATAATGGTCACATAGGACTGACCATACTTGGTGGAGATTTCCAGAGTGTCGCCAGACTCCGTGGTCACATTCAGAGAGCAGGTACCATAGACCTTGCCGGAATCCACGCCCTGGAGGATCAGTTTGGGGTTGATAATGTGACCCGTGTAGGTAAACACAAAAGCTGCCGGGATATGACCCGCAGCGCTGATATCTGCTGCCATGCTACCGGCATTGGAAGAACTGTAGGAAAGATCCGCTGTGTACTGGAAGGGATACCGCAGGACACTTCCGGTTTCAGAGGACATAGCCATCCGGGAAGGTGCCGCCCGGTACCAAGGGGTTGTGCAGGCCAGAGAGATCGGCACGGACAGCCACCGGGTATCGGTCAGTTCCGTTTTGGTCAGATAGTTGATCATGACACCCCGGTAGAACTCGGTGGTGCCGTAGGGCTTGTACACCAGGAACAACTCCTGACCGCTGCACCAGTCCACGAAGTTTCTGTAGTCTTCGTAGGCATTGGCCCCGATGAACACCAGATCGCCAGCGATGGTACTTTGGGGTTCCGACTCACCGCTGACTGCCCGGAAGAAACCTTTATGCAGGTCTGCAAAGGTGGGCGACAGAGAAAGGCCCAGGCCTGTGGGATTGGAAAGAAAAATGCCAGACTCACCATTCAAGGCTTGTCTGACACCCAGGCCATTTTCGATATAGAACTTTCTCATAGTGCCGCCCCCAATCTTGCATTAAATTTCACGAATAGGTAGTCGATGGTCGCCTCATCCAGAGTCTGAGGATAGATGTTGATGACCGTCTGTGCTGCGGTCGCCGGTGCAACACCAGCCGCTCCAACGCTGCCGTTCACATCGATCTGAGAAGGCAGACTGGTGGAAAGGTCCGCTGCCAGACCGTGCATCACATCATTGATGTCTCCTGCCATGGCCTCCGCCGCCTTGACCGCATCGTCACCGTTGTCCTCGATGGAGCCGGAGAGGCCCTTCACCAACATTTCGCCCACCCATGCCATTTCACGAGAAGGCGATCTGATGCCGAAGAAATTGCAGATGCCGTCCCAGATAGAACTGATCCAGGCAGATACCTTATTCCATAGCCAACCGGCCAAGGACTGGATGCCAGACCACAGGCCACGCACCAGATTTTGGCCCACATTGCTCATTTGGGAGACACCTTCGCTGAAGGCCGACACCAGAGCGGCAATGATTTGCGGAACTGCTTTCACAATTTCCACGATGATTTTGGGCAGATTCTCGATCAGAGCAATGAACAGCTTTACACCGGCAGCAATAATCAAACCCACATTGGCGGCAAAGGTATTCACCAACTGACCGACAATCTGAGGCACTGCCGTTACAATGATGCTGATGATTTGGGGCAGATTCTCAATCAGAGAAATCAGCAGTTCCACACCAGTATCCACGATCTCCGGGATAGAGTTCAGAAGGTCGGTAACCAGACTGTCGATGATTTGCGGAATTGCCGTCAGAATCGTGGTAATGATCTGCGGCAGAGCCGTAATCAGCGAGGTCAGCAGCTGAATGCCAGTCTGAATGATCTGCGGAATGGAATTGATGATAAAGTCGATAATGGAGTCGATGATCTCCGGCATGGCATCAATGATGACCGGGATAGAATTCAGTAGGCCTTCTGCCAATCCTGTAATCAACTGCAATGCTGCATCCAGGATCATGGGCAGGCTATCCACCAACCCCTGCACGATGGTGACCACAGCTTCCACCGCTGCCGGGATAAGTTCCGGGAGAGCCGATCCGAGCCCGGATGCCAGGGAGGTAATCAGCTGCAAGGCTGCATCTGCCAGCAGAGCCACATTCTCCACCAGAGCGTTCACGATGGTCATAACCGCTTCCACCGCAACCGGAATCAGCTGCGGCAATAGCGACATGAGCATGGAAAGTACCTGGGTGAACAACTCTGTCACCACCGTCATAAGGGACGGGAGTAAATCTGCCACAGCAGCAAGAATGCCCCCCAATGCTGTAGGCAGTACCGTAATCACATTTTCAATGATTGGCACCACATTGTTCACTACAGCCTGGAAGGCATCTACTACATTTGAGGTTAGATTGATCATGTCCGCATCGGCATTGCCCAAGCCTGCGATAAAGGATGCTACCGCCGCCTCCAGCAATCCAATGGAACCGGTTATGGTCTGAGTAGCTTCATTTGCGAAGTTACCCGCGTACTGTTGGGTGTTCTCCAGGAACATCATCATGGCCATTTCGGCCTTTTCTGCCTGAGATGCCTTGTTCCAGCAGAAATCAAGGCCCTTGCCCAGAGCATAGGCTTCAATGTTGGTGGCATTCATGGCGATGCCTAAATTGTCCATCATGGTGAAGTTTCCTTTGGCAGCACCGGCGACGGACTCCATAGCCATGGACATATCAATGCCCATAACAGAAGCCATGTCTGCCGCTCTCTGCATGGCCTGGGTAGTCAGATCCAGGCTTTTCTGCTGAGAAAGACCGGATCCCTGGAACAGCGCGCCCATCTTATTGGCAGTTGCCAGATATTCACTCTGGGACAGGCCAAGGTTGCGATAGGCTTCTTCGCCGGTCCGTTGGATCTCCGCTGCGTAATCACCGAAGACCGCAACCGAGCCGCCCAGGTTCTGCTCCAGTTCACCGAACTGTTGTACAACTTCTGTACCCAGTTTGATGGCGGCGGCACCGGCGGCAACGACCACTGTTCCCATGGCAGCACCGACCGTTTTCAGGACATTGCCCAGGCCCTCAAACTTGGACTTGGATTTTTCAGCGGCATCCGCAGAATCTTCCAGTTCCTCACTAAGATCATCTGCGGCATTTTCTGTTGCCTGCAGTTCCCGTTCCATATCGTTCAGAGCGGCTTCCGCATTATTCAGCTGAATCTGCCATTGCTGTGTCCGGCGGTCATTTTCGCCGAAAGACTCTGTGGCATTTTGCAGAGCCTTTTTCAGCATTTCGATTTTTTCCTTCTGCTGATCGATCTCTTTGGTCAAAACCTTATGCTTTGCCGCCAGAGCCTCCGCAGAGGAATCATTTTTATCAAACTGGGAGGAAACCAGTTTCATTTCCGATCCCAGCACCTTGAAGGACTGGTTGATGTCAGAAAGAGCCTTCTTGAATTCCTTTTCACCTTCCAGACCAATTTTCAGGCCAAAGGTATCCGACATTACACCACCTCCACGTTTTTACTTGCTTTTTTTCAAAAGCTGTGATATATTTTTGAAGCAAAAATTAAATACAAAATACGATACGACACAAGTTGTGCTCAGGCACGTAAATCTGATTACGAAACGACGCTTCCGGAATCAGTGCGCCTGCATACCTTGTGTCTTTTTGTATTTTGAAAAAAGGAGAACGTAAGAATCAAAGCAAATTCCAGCATTTCCTCTACGCACTGATTACTGTTATCATCACAGTACACGCATTCGTGTTCTACAGCCTGTTTGTTGTAGAAGCTGAGATGTCCATGACCAATACATCCAGCGTTCCCGAAGCCATCAAGGCAATGGGTGGCGTTATGGTGTTCGGCCAGATGGTTCCTGTTTGGGCTGTTATCGCTCTGGAATTCGTCCTGGCTCTGAGCCTGGAAGTTTTCATGGGCGCGCCCTGCTCCCACAAGCTGGCCGTCAAGGTGTTTGACCCCAAGACCTCTCATCCTGTTCTGTTTGAGGCTGCACTGATTTGTGCAACCGCTGCTCTGATGTCTCCCACCATGAGCCTGCTGGCAGCATTTATCTACTATCCCTATGGTTACGGCTTTGATCTGTTCAAGCTATTCTGCAACTGGTTCTCCCTGATCTGCCACAATCTGCCCTTTGCTCTTCTGAGCCAGCTGTTCTTCATTCAGCCCATATGCGGACCATTTTCAAAGCCATCTACGCCCCCAAGAATGCCGCTGCGAAAAAGTAATTTTCTGAATTTTTAGCATTAAAATTCATTTGAAATTTCATTTTCTATTGTGTATAATTAATTTAAGAGAGTGCATTGCAGAGCGCTGATTCATCGGCATACGGGTCAGCTGCATTGTTCTCACATCACCTCTCGAATCAATACTCTAATCACTGCCGTTGATTTGAGGGAGGGAGGTGTCATTATGAAGCGTGTGAAATCTGCTGTAATCCTGCAGACTCTGGTTTTCATGCAGAAGGAAGATTGCGGTCTGAGTAAGAACTCCATTCTGGAGGCCAATCGCCGGGAAATTGCAAATTACAAAAAGACTCTTGAGAAAACCCGTACCCGTTATCAGATTGTCAGCGAAGAAGAACAGGAAGATGGTTCCATCATCGTCCGTGTTCGTAAGCAGTACAACGACAAGGCTGATGTCAGCGAATACTTCAAGTAAAACCCACAGCCGCCTGATTTCCGGGCGGCTGTCACTATGAACGGAGAGAAACATATGACATATAAATGTGATGATTTGGTTGTATATGGATTTCACGGTGTTTGCCGGATTGTCGGCATTGAAACCCGTGTTATCGACCGTAAGGCAGTTGAATATTACGTTTTAGAGCCAACGAAGCAAGCCGATGCAAAATTCTACGTTCCTACACAGAATCCCGCTGCGGTCGCAAAACTTCGTAGAACACTTACAAAAAAAGAATTGGATGCCATACTGAAATCTTCTGAGACCAAGGCAGAAAGTTGGATTGCCAATGAGGCAATGCGAAAAGATCACTATAAAACAGCCATTGCGCGTGCAGATTGCGGAGAACTTATCAGCATGATCCGTTCTCTATACACTCACAAAAAAGAGCAACTGGCTGCTGGTAAAAAATTCCACCAGTGTGACGAAAACTTTATGCGGGATGCAGAACGGGTTATCCGGTCGGAAGTCTCTTGCATTCTGGATATCCCCCAAGACCAGGTTGGCGAATACATCCGCAAGAAACTTGGTGACTAATACGTTAATGATTCAACTGAATTGTCTCCCTTCCGGGTATTTGCGGAAGGGATTTTTTATATTCCCGCCGGGATGATCTCATCGATAAAGACCTCCCGTTTGGGCTTTGCGATACCGTTATACTGCTTGTGGCACTCCCAGAGATCCAGGAGCAAGCCAAAGGGCATCAGCCACACCTCATCCTGGCTCAGATGAAGATGGGCGATGCCGTAATAAAAAAGTCGAGTAAATAACTCTCCGTCACTTACTCGACTACCGCGTTTTTTGTGTCTGCCTCACTTTCGATGTTCCGGCGAGTACCCTTCAGAAGACATTCGGTGATAGCACTCTTGAAATCACCCAGTTCCACAGGGGTGGTCAGCAGTTCCACCATTTCCTCCGTCAGCAGGGGTCGCCGGGAGTCGGGGTTGCGAAGGTTGTGGATCAGCAGACTCTGATTTGCCAGCAGGGTGATGAGCCATACGATCTCGGAGATTGCCAGTTCAAAGTTCTCAGACTTCAGCAGCTTATCGCCCAGGTTCTCCAGACCGCCGTACCGGGCAGCGATATCCTTGGTGGCCCTGGTGGTCAGAATCAGCGCATATTCTTCGCCGCCAATGGTAATGACGGCACTACGTTCCATATCCATACTTCAGATCCTCCTTAAGCCTCGACGGGTGCGGCTGCACCGTAGGTGGGCTCGTACACTTCATTGTACCAGTTGGTGATGACAGTTGCGGTGACATTGGAATCACCATCGGTAACCTCAGCCTTCCAGGGGTGCTTGCCGTTATCGTCAGGCTTGTTCCGGCGCAGGATCGTACCTTCAATGGTGGGAGTGGAGAAGGTAATGCTGTCGCCCTTGGTGGCAAGAGCCGTACCGGGGATGCCGAACTTGACCTTGTACAGCCAGAAATACTTGTACTTGCCGTTGGCCTTCTTTGCCCGGAAGCCGATAGCCACGGGAGTGCCGCCGTCCTCGCTGCAATAGACCACAACACCGTTACTGTCGATGGTGGAGCCACTCAGTACGGAAGCAGCCGTAGCACCGATATCATCCACACCCAGGGACAGAGTGCCATTCTTGAATTCCTTGACCACCTCCGCAGCACCGTCATCTGCATACAGGGTAGCCTCTGCCAGTTCTACGGACAAATCTGCACTAATGGCTTTTGCCAGCTGTACGGGGGTGCCGTAGGTTTCCAGACCCTCCGTATCTTCCGTAATGGGTGCATAGAACAGTTTATCCAGACCAATTGTTGCCATAGGTCATTCCTCCATTTCATAATAATGGGCTACATCCACAGCATAGTGGTGATAGCCGGTTTCTGTTTCAAAACCCAAATACCTGCGGTCTGTAATGGTAATTCCAAAAGACAGAAGCCGCTGAATGAGATTATTTTTATGGGCCAGGTAGTTGCCCTTGGAATACAGGGATAACCGAATTTCCTGGATATCATACCCGGGAGTGTTATCCGCATGGACAGCAAAAGAATCGGTCAACGGCACCATCACCAGGTAGGTGTCTGGCGCGTTGCCCTTATAAACACCTGTCTGATAAGGGATTCCGAGGTCTTTTAGCACAAAATCCATATCTGTGAAGATGCTCATAGTTTTTGTACCTCCTCCTCAAATTTCTGCTGCATGGTGCTGATGCATTCTTTCCGGGAGGCTGTCTTTGCGGGTTTTAGAAAGGGTTTTGCAGGCTGACCGTGCTTGCCGTATTCAAGAATATTGGCGATCTTGGCATTGCTGCCGCCATCCTTACGAGGTTCGGCAAAACCAACCTTGATATCGTGGTTGCCATCTCCGTTTACCTTTACCGGGGAAAGTCCCAGGGAGCCAACCAACTCGCCGGTGGATCTGGAGTCATATTTCGTATCCGCACCTACCACAGCGGAAAGGTTACCCTGCACTTTTTGCAGCACCACTTCACCGCCGGCTTCCAGAACCGACTCAGCGATAGAATCAAAATCCTTTCCCAAACGAGACAGTTGCAGCAGAAATTCTTCCGGCATTTTTACATCACATTTAGCCAACGGTAGACACCACCTTTTTGGCAAGAACCTCGTTATACATACCCCGGCCTTTTACATCCTCAACAGATGTAATTTCAAATCGGTCGCCGCCGCAGACAATGAACATATCCGTTGTGATTGAGACTCCCGGTATGACCCGGAATCGGAACAGATCCGTAGCTGTCGAGAAAGCCGCCAGATTTGCCCACCGTTGGGACCCATGTCTGCCTTCCCGGTATACCCGGACAGAAGCAACAATGGTGTCCTCAAAGGTGGTGAAACCTGCACTGTCTGCTTTGGTTTTGACAGAAATAATGTCAGCAAAACCATTCATTTTTCCAATACTCATGGTCACACCTTCCATTCTCTGTCGAGGCGCAGAAGCAAATTAACGGTTGTCCAGACCTGCGAAGATGCCTGGACATTATCCGCAAAGAAGCCGCCTGTGCTGCCATCTCTCGACTCATAAAAGTGGGAGGCAAGCATAATGACGGCCTGTTCCGTAGTGGGCGGCATGATGCCGTCACTGTAGGAACCGGCTGGAATGTGTTGATAGCTTTCCGCATAAGAAACGGCGGCAGTGATGAAACCCTGCAAAAGTGCATCATCTGCCGTATGCTCCAGAATCAGATTCTGTTTTACTTTTGTCAGAAGATCATCCATCACTGCCACCTCCTAACTTAAGCTGCCTTCATCTGCAGGACCTTTACGGCCTCGGGCAGAATCAGCTTGCCGTCCACACGCTCCTTGGCCACAAAGCCAATCATGCCGTTACCGGCGAAGAGTTCCTTCAGTTCAGAGAAGGAACGGGTACCACGGTCACCGATGTTGTAATACTTGAAATCACCGAAGGCGATGACAGGCTTACCGGCGGCAATGGTGGGAACATAGGGAGAGGTGTACACGGGGTAGCCAAACAGGCGGTCGGGTTCATCGGCCTGCATGGAGGGCTGCCACAGGAATGCCTGGTTACCGTCCTTCAGCTTCCGCAGGGCAGCGATGGTCTGATCGTTCATGACGAAGACGGCATTCTTGCGGTAGGGCCGCTTCAGAGAGTAAACCAGATTGATGATTTCATCCGCAGTGATAGCGGTAGCGGAGGCAGCAGTCACGCCGACCTCGGCACCGCCGTTGGCAGCGAAAATACCCAGGGGCTTGCCGACACCGTCACCATTGAGGAAGGCATCCTCTTCCGCATTGCCCAGAGCCTTACCGAACTGAGTGATGATGTAGCTTTCCAGATTGAAAGCATTGTCGTACAACAGTTCCTCAGTAACCTTGATGGCAACGTGCAGCTTGTGGGCATCCAACAGGATCTGGTCGAAGGTGGCGTCACCGAAAGTCAGCGCACCGCCTTCCTCGATCCATGCGGCAGCAGGAGTGGTGGCGGCAATGTTGATCTTACGCTCACCGGCAGTGGTGATGCGGCTTGCCAGCTGACGCATGATGTTAGATTCCTTCAGAGCCTGGATCAGCCGACGATCATACTCCTCGGGAACGAGATAACCGCCATCCGCATCCACGCCTTCCTGCAGAACATTGGAGATCCGCTTGAAGTTGGAGCGCATGGCGGTCAGCATATCCTTGGCATAAGCCTCGGAAGCACGGCCAGTCTTGGGCTTCTCAGCGCTAGGGTTGGCATTCATGGGCTGATTGGTGATGGGAGCAGAGGTAGGCTTGGACAGCTGGGCATCCATGGCGGTCATTGCCTCCATGCGCTCAATCTCTGCACCATAGTCCTGGACCTTCTTTTCCATCTGAGCATAGGTCTTGGCATCCTCTTCAGACAGCAGGCCGTCCTTGTCCCGGCGGGCTTCCACAAAAGCCTTTGCAGCTTCCCATGCCTGGTTTCTCTTGTTACGCAGTTCCATAATAGTCATAATGATTACCTCCAATTTTTAATCAGGTTGAGCCGATCCATAAGGTCGTCGGCCTTGGTTTTCTGTTCGTGTGTGGTTTTGGGTTCAATGGCACATTTCTGTGCAATTTTCTCCATGAGGGAATTGACCACTTTGGCCTTGGAAAACAGCATAGACACCGCAGGCGGCTCTACCGGGGTGTTTTCTGCTGCCCGGTTCAGAACACCGTCAGCAAATCCCAGTTCCACGGCCTTGTTGGCATCCATCCAGGTTTCCGCATCCATAAGGTGACTGAGCTTCGCCCGGGACAGGCCGGTCTTAATCTCATAGGCATTGATGATGGAATCCTTGACGCTGTCCAGCATGGTGATGACCTTCTCCATTTCGGCAGCGTTGCCGAAAGCAAACGTCATAGGATTATGGATCATAAGCATGGACACCGGAGACATAAGCACTTTGGTACCTGCCATGGCAATCACGGATGCAGCGGAGGCGGCAATGCCATCAACTTTGACCGTGACGGTGCCGGGATACTCCACCAGCATATTGTAGATTTGGGCCGCAGCCACGCAGTCGCCACCGGGACTGTTGATCCAGACTGTCACATTGCCGGTGCCGGACATCAGTTCATCCTTAAAAACCTGGGGTGTGACATCATCGTCAAACCAGCTTTCCTCGGCGATGGTACCGTTGAGGTGCAGAATCCGTTCCTCCGGGGTCGTCTCCGTCGCTGCCAGATTCGTCCACTTCCAAAACTTCTTCATTGGAATCTTCCTCCTTTCCGCTGTCGTTGGGTGTATTTGCAAAAGTGCCCGCATCTTTCATGGGGAGCATATTGCCATTGATGAGATAGAGGTCGCCGCCTTCTTCCGCAGGAATGCGATCCAGATTCTCCAGTTCCCGGATATCATTGGCGGACATCCATCCATTCTGGCGACCGATAGCATAGCCGTTCATACGGCTCTGATAGTCGCCCCGGAGCAGTCCTTCCAGATTGAACTTCACAAAATACTGATTCTTTTCCTCAAAAGACAGCAGACTTCGCTGAATGCTCTGCTCCCACCGAACCACCCAGGGGTCCAGGGTGTATTTCACAAATTCCAAACTCTGCTGCTCAATATTAGAAAAGCTCGACTTTTCCAGGTCGCCAACCATATGGGGCGGCACTCGGAAAATTCGAGCAATTTCATTGATTTGGAATTTTCTGGTTTCCAGGAACTGAGCCTGTTCCGGTGAGATGGAGATGGGGGTATATTTCATCCCTTCCTCCAGCACGGCCACCTTATTGGAATTGCCGCTACCGCCGAATGCTGACTGCCAGCTTTCCCGGACACGTTGGGGATCTTTGATGGTGCCAGGGTGTTCCAGGATGCCGCCGGGGGTAGCGCCGTTGGCGAAGAACTTAGCACCGTACTCCTCACAGGCGATAGCCATGCCGATGGCATTCTTCGCCATGGCGATGGGGCTGTAGCCCACGAGACCATCAAAGCCAAGACCGGGAATGTGCAGCACATCGGTCGGCTGTAACGTCACGGCATACTCCTTATTCTTGATCGCCTCATCCGGGCCACGGTAGTAGGTGTAATAAAGCCGCCCATGATCGTCCCGATCTACACTCATGCGGTTGGGCATAAGCGGATACAGGGCAATGACCTCATTTTTACCGTTGCGGATCACCTGGGCATAGGCATTGCCCCAAAGGAGAAGATGGGTCATAAGGGTTTCCCGGAACACAAAGGAACTCATTTCCGGGTTCGGTTCATCATGGAGCAGTCGGTACAGCGGGTGGTTAATGGCTTTCTCCTTACCGCCGTCTCCGTTATAGCGATACAGATGGAGCGGCAATCCCGCCACCGCTTCTGCGAGAATGCGGACACAGGAATAAACGGCTGTCATTTGCATGGCAGATCGTTCTGTGACAGTCTTTCCGGATGTGGTCGAACCAAGATAAAAGGTGTAACCACTTCCTGCTGTTCTGTTTTGAGGCTTATCCCTGGATCTGAAAATACTTGTAAACAGGTCCATAAGAAATCACTCCTTAATTCTATTTATGCAAAAAACATTGACATTTGGGTCTAAAAAGCGTATTCTTGTAACGGAATCAAAGAACCATATGGTTTTTGTGGGGGGAACGTTAATGACGTTGCCCCCATTTTCTTTGTCATAAAAACAAAATGCCTCGGTCATCATAGACCGAAGCACCGGTATCATTTCCACAGCGGATCGCCCGGTCCAGAGCCATGATCGTGGCCACGGCACCGTCAATCTTCTCTGTGGATTTTTCTTTGTCGGGTTTAATGTTTCCGGCAGGGTCCGTTCGGATGAAGATGTTATCCATCATCCACCGCAGAACCGGGTGACCACCATGGGCGATCCGTTCCTCCAGCACCAGCTTCATCAGTTCCTTAGTAGGCGGGGACATATCCTTGAAGCCCTGTCCGAAGGGAACAACCGTGAAGCCCATACCTTCCAGGTTCTGCACCATCTGTACAGCACCCCAACGGTCAAAGGCAATTTCCCGGATGTTATACCGTTCCCCAAGGGACTCAATGAACTTCTCAATGTAACCATAATGCAGGACATTACCCTCAGTGGTTTGAAGGTATCCCTGCCGCTCCCATACATCGTAAGGAACATGATCCCGGCGAACTCGGAGTTCCAGGTTCTCTTCCGGAATCCAGAAATATGGCAACACCACATATTTATCATCTTCATCGGTGGGAGGAAAGACCAACACAAAGGCTGTGATGTCCGTGGTGGAAGAAAGGTCCAAGCCACCATAACAGACACGGCCTTCCAGATCGTCTTCACTGACAGCAAATACACATTTGTCCCAAAGGTGCATAGGCATCCAGCGGACGGCCTGCTTGACCCATTGGTTCAGGCGGAGCTGGCGGAATGCATTCTCTTCGCCAGGGTTCTGCTTGGCAGATTCGCAGGCATCCCGAACTTTGTCGATGCCCACTGTGATCCCCAAAGAGGGGTTTGCCTTCTTCCAGGTCTTTGGATCTGTCCAATCATCTGCCTCATCGGCACCGTAGATCACCGGGTAAAAGGTGTGGTCAATTTTCCGGCCCTCAATCAGATCCTTTGCTTTCTGATGAATCTCATAGCAAATGGATTTCTGATCATTACCGGCTGTGGTGATGAGAAAGTAAAGGGGCTGCATACGGGCATCGCCGGAACCTTTGGTCATAACATCAAACAGCTTTCTATTCGGCTGCGTATGGAGTTCATCAAAGACCACACCGTGGGTATTAAAGCCATGTTTGTTACCAACATCAGCGGATAGCACCTGGTAGACACTTCCCGTTGGCTGATAAATGAGCCGCTTCTGGGAATCCAGGATTTTGACGCGCTTGCTGAGTGCCGGACACATACGGACCATATCAGCCGCCACATTGAAAACGATAGATGCCTGCTGACGATCCGCGGCACAGCCATAGACCTCGGCTCGTTCTTCATTGTCACCACAGGTGAGAAGCAAGGCCACGGCGGCTGCCAGCTCCGACTTGCCCTGTTTCTTGGGAATCTCAATGTAAGCGGTATTAAACTGCCGATAGCCATTGGGTTTCATCGTCCCGAATATGTCACGGATAATCTGCTCCTGCCAGTCGATCAGTTCAAATGGCTTTCTGGCCCAAGTGCCTTTTGTATGGCACAAGCTTTCAATAAAGGCCACCGCATAATCGGCAGCTTCCTTATCATAGTAAGAACCTTTTGCCAGGAACTTGGTAGCCTTATACTTTTTTAGCTTACGGATATGCGGTCACCTCCAAA